CAGTCACACAGGCAGACTACAATTATCTTGTATTCGAGCAGAGAGATTTACAAGGTGTGGAAGCTTGTCAGAAAGTCGCAAGACAAAAGCTCTTGGAGATTACCAGGAATTTTTCAATAACATTCAAGACTAAGTTCCTTCCGCAGTTCGCAGTCGGGCAGCCATTCATAGTGAATGATAACGACAGATTTACAAGTGACCAAATCTGGATAATAAAAAAGTTCAGCTTCACAATCAACAAGGATGATATCAGTTGTGACATCACAGGATTCGCAAACTCACTTGACCAGTTCCCTGAAGACATTATCATTGATGCCACAGGAATTGCAGATGTAGACCAACTCGAAATCAGAACCAAATTGCCAGCAGAACTCAACTGGCTGGATAATATTTAAAATGTTCGTGAACCCAAACAGCATCTATAAAATCCTGAAAGGGATAATCCAGAAGGAGCTTGCCTTAGTGAAAGGAATCTCAATCTGGAAAGTGACAGAGATTGATTCAGCCACTTACACAGTTAACATCAGAGACCTGAACTTCAAGCAACTTGAATACAAAAATGTTCCGATACTTGGGATTGGTATGGGTCATTACAAAGGAATCTTTAAATTTCCTGAAGTGGATGACTTGGTGCTTGTTGCATTTCTTGGCGGGACATCATTGCAGCCAGTCATGCTCGGCTCATTGATTGATACCTACACACAGAATCCTGACGGAGTTATTCGGATAAATACCAACGAGCTTTTCATCACTCAAAAGACATACGGTTCAATTATTTTTATAAAGGCAGACAACACCATTGAAATAAAAGTGCCTGATTCCACTGGAGATTTGACCAAGGGAGCCAGGATGAAGTTATCTCCAGATGGCAGCTTCAAGGTGTTCAACAAAGATAACTATGGAATAGAATGTGATTCATCAGGCAATATTACAATTCGTGGAGTTACAGTGAACCACACAACAACGCCAGGGACATTTTAAATGATTGCACCAACAAAACCAAATGGACTCGAAGAAGCAGTCGGGAAGCCGATGTATAAATTCCTGACAACACAGCTCGGAACAATACTCGAAGGAGAAACTCAAGAAGCAAGAGATGTTGCGAATACATTATTTGCGAGAGGGATGGAAAGACTTTACAAGCGTGGAGTCAAGACACAATACACAACCTATTATGAGGAAATGCTGGAAGTTGTTCAGCACGGAAGAAAATTCATGGACACCGATGCTGGCAAACAAATGAAAAATGACACTTATATCCGATGAAGATGCTACCACTATTCATACTGGAACTGTTTGTAGTGGCAGTGTTGCAGGGACAATTCAAGTCGGCAGCAATTCCTTCGTTACAATTGAAGGCAAACTGGTCATGGTTGATGATGGAGATGTCCTTGTTCCAAGCCATCTGAACCCACCATGCACACCAGGAACTCCAAGCTCACATTCGTTTACACCCGACACCATAGCTCAATCCTTTGTAACTGTCGAAGGCAATGCTGTTATCCTTGATGGAGACAGTTATCTGGCAGACCCAACAGTGATTGACAGTCCAGGGAGCAATTCATTTGTCGAGGTAATTTAAATGAAATACACAGAAAAACTCAATAAGCTAAAAGAAGATGTCGCATACAGGATAACATCACAAGCAGATTCACATATTCATAAATGGCGACCAGGCGAAGAGATTACATCTTCCGCAGGAAACAGCGAAGACGAACCAGGTCACTCACATAAAATTGATGAGGAGAAGATGCTTGCACTCACAGCAGACGAGCATTTCCATAAGCTACTTTAAAAATGGTAACAGCAGAAGAAAGAATGGGACAAGATATCTTGATGGATATCGGAATCAATGACGATGTTTTGATTAGCTCGACATCTGATTTCAAGATTGCGTTTGGAACAACTAACCTTGCACAAGCAGTCGTCAACAGATTGCGAACCGCAGTCGGAGAACTTGAGCTGCATCCTGATTATGGATGTCGGCTCGCAACACTCATCGGAACAATTGCGAATGAATTCACACTTAATCTCGCAAGACAACATATCAGGGAAGCACTTCTCCAGGAGCCAAGAATAAAAACAATCAACAAAATCACAACAACATTTACTGACGCATCCAAGAATGTAATCCAATGCGAAGTCTTGCTCACTCCAATCGACAGCGAGGTTCCGCTCAATATCATTTATCCATTTTTCATAACAGGTGAGACATGATGTTTTATTTGACAACTCCAGAAGATAATGAAATCATGACCAATATCTCATGGCGAGATAAAGTCAGGGAGTTGTGCAACGAAAAACAAATGGAAGAATTTGGGAATGACCTTGCGGATGAACTCAAGCGATTCCAGGAAACAAACATTCCTCGATGTCCAAAATGCAAAGCCGATTTTGATAGAGATGGAGAATACGCATGGAAGCCAACTTGCGGATGTGCACCAAGATTGAGGTTGATGATAGGATGAAACAGAAATTTATAGAAAGCATTGAAGCTACTCGGAATCATTTTGAAGGAAAGAATGTCACACCAGTCGGCTACTTTAAACATCTCGAAGAAGAGATGAAGAACCGAGGAATGAATAAACAAGCAGACAGGCTTGATATTATGCTTAAAGAAAAAATTAGAGAAGGGGTGTTTTCCAAATGACACAATTCACAGTCAAACCACTAAATGATATTATCTCCGACCTACTCTTGAATGTCTTCAATAATGTTGATGATGTGACAGATGGAAATGTTGGCGGAGTTCTCAGACAAATGCTTGAAGCAGTTGCACTTGAGATAAGCTTGCTTTATGATTCGCTCCAAATAATTTATGATGGAAGCCGAGTTGATACAGCAACAGGAACAGACCTTGAACAAATCGGTGCACTGGTCGGGGTCACAAGAAAAGATGGAACCAACGCACAAGGAGATGTTTCATTTATCAGATTAACTCCTGCTTCAGTTGATTTTACGATTGCAGCAAATTCAATTGTAAGCTTACAACCGAACACAGGCGAAGAACAATTGAGATTCTTAGCAGTTGCGAACACAACTTTCTTTGCGAGCATAGATACAGAGTTGCACACATTTAGAGATGGAATCTTTGGCTATCCTCTTACAGAAAGATTGCTTGATTCAATCACACTTCTCGAAGCAGAAGTCGGAGCAGTTCCAGGAACAGCACTTACTGAAGGTGTTGATTTTGAAATCATTCCGAATGCAGTTGCAGTCCGTATTGAGGATGCTGATTCTCTTGTCATGCTTGATGATTGCGAAACTGCTGATTGGACAGAATCCGCAGATGCAACAGCAGATGCACTTGACGCAGTTGAATTCCGAGAAGGAAGCAATTCACTCAAGCTCGGAAAGTCTGGAGTCGCAAGCAATACAATAACCTACGAAAAGATTCTTGCAGCAACGGAAGACGGAAGCGATGGAGATTTGCATGTTTGGATTTATGTCAAGGATGCCACAGCTCTTTCAAAGATTGATGAACTTAAATTACTATATGCAAGTGGTGGCAACGATAATAATTCTTATGAGCTTTCTTTCTTGAATGCAGAATTGACAACAGGCTGGCAAAGATTATGGGTCAGCAGGAATGATGATTCAATAGTCCAGACAGGATTCCCAAGTATTTCTGCAATCAATTTCCTAAGAATAACAATCATCACACCTCTTGCAGCAGACACTTTAACATCTGGCGATGTCAACATGGATATGTGGAGCTTTACCGAAGACACAGAATATGATGGAGATTACATAAATTTTATCATTGGTGGCACGCATCCAGATGATAACACAGATTTCGATACAGATTATGTTCCTCTCTCAAGAGAAGTTCCTTGTATTGCTGAATCTGTCGGGATAAAATACAATGTGAGCAAGCACAAGATTGTGTTCATGGTTTCAAGTATCCCGAACATCCAGAGCGTTGACAATTATGAGCAGATGGGTGGCGGAGTCGATGTGGAAACTGATGACGAGCTGAGAGAACGAATCCAAGATACATCCCTTGCGGGAGCTGCAACAGCCGAAGCACTCAGGCAAGCATGTCTCGCAGTAGATGGAATCACATCTGTCAGTGTCAGGGATATGCCAAGTCAATCAGCAAGTAGTGAAGGTCATCTCTATTCTACCCTTCAGACTGAATATCAGCTTGATTTTGAGGTCGCAATGGATACAGCCACACTTTCCCTTGTTGGAACTGTTGGAGCTGTTCCAGGCACTCCATTCATCAAGAACACTGATTATGTTCTTGACTCCAGGAGCCAAATTGTTTGGCAAGGTGGTGGAACCAAGCCAGACAACGCAACAATCTTTTATGCAGATTACGATTATGATTGGCTCGGTCATGTAGAAGTTTTTGTTTCAGGCATCGAAGCTCCCCTTCCAGCAAGTGTTCTCGCTGAAGTAATCACAGCAGTTGACGACACAAGAGCAGCAGGAATTGAAGTTCAAGTCTTAGAGCCAACAATCGTTGCAGTGGATGTCACAACAAATGTTGATGTGTTGACTGGATATGATACAGCACTTGTCCTTGTTGATGTTGCAGACAGCATCAGAGATTTCCTGAACACTCGTGGAGTTGGGGATGATGTGTTTGTCTCTGAATTGATTCGAGTCATCCAGGAGACAGCAGGTGTTGAAAACTCAAGCGTATCAGTTCCAGCAGTAGATGTTGTGATTGATGTCAATGAAGTTGCGAAAGCAGGAACAGTCACGGTGACATAAATGAGATACAAAGCCAAGCTGGAGAAATTGCATTCATCTCTGAGGAATACTGACAACAAAAAGATAAGTTGGAGCATGGGTGGAGATGACATCGCTGTGGACAAGAAGGATGCAACCACTCCGAAGGACAGCTCTCCTTTAATTTGATTATTTTTAAATAGGACAGGGCAATAGAAAATAAGCAGGTAAGTCGAAATGGCAATGATAGACCAAATATTATCACATCTCCCCTCGTATTGGGATAAGAAAACAAAATCAGTTACATATCAGATGCTCCTGGCTATCGCTGAAGAGCTTGACGATTTTATAATCGAGATGAACAATCTCGAACTGTCTATCTACATTGATACCGCAGTCGGAGATGAGCTTGATGACCTTGGTGCATTGTTTCAACTCGCAAGAAGAACAGGCGAATCAAATAACGACTACCGAGTGAGAATAAAGAATGCTCGACTCTCATTCATTGGTGGCGGAACAATCCCTGGACTCAAGGATGCGTTTGCTGCTTCGACAGGATTGCCAGAAACTCAGATTGATATCGTTGACGAATTTGATTTGAAATTCCTGGCAACAATTACAGTGTATGACATGGTGGAAATTCTGTTGCTGCCAGTTGCAGAAGAAACAATCTGGAACTCAAAAGCTGCTGGAATCTACCCTATATTTGCACACAATTTAATATTTAACGAAGGGTTGAATGTAACGGATACAATCACAATTACTCCGTTATCAACATTTGACGAATTCATCATTGAGGTGAGTGAAATTGAAGGAACAGATGTCATCTCGTAAAGAGGGAATAAAGGTAACTGGAAGGATAACGATATCTGAATAC